ATAATTGCCCTAGATTCCGGGCCAGAACTTCCAGCGGTTCTAAAGACCACGTCTCGGTCTTACGGCCTACTGGTAACCGGTATTTTATCCGTCCCCACTTGGGCGAACATCCAGAGACCAGAGCAGGGCTCCCCCACTCTGACCTCCAGGATTCGTCTAAGAGGCTCTTCCCCTTACTTCACGGCCGCCATGACCTGGGCCTTCTGCTCGTCCGTGAGGTCCTTCATCAGGGCAAACAACTTGGCAAGCTTCGGGTCGACCGGCTTGATAGCCTCCGCCCGGACCAGGACCTGGTTCTTGAGGTCTCCGTCGGGGAGCTGCGCAGCCGTGGCAATCAAGAGGTCATAAATTTCCTGGTCCCCCTTGGGCTTAGACCCGCCGTTCCCTTTGTGCTCACTGCGGTAATCCTTGTGAATCTTATGTTCCTCTTCGGTGAAGAACTTATTACTGAGGACGTACACTTTATCCTGGATCTTGACCCTGACGGTGTTGCCTCCGTTATAAGTCTCCAGGCGGGGCAGAGCAATGATCGCCTTCCAGGTGGCGTCATCAGACCCCTTGATGTACTTGTTGTGCTCGTCAAGCTTCATGTCGTTGAAAGCCAAGGCTTCCCCCGACTTGTTGTAACCGCCGTGACCGTAGGTGACATTGAGTTTGAATTCCATGATTTGCTCCTTGCTGCCTTGTACGGGTGCAGCTCCCGCAGAAAGTTTATAGCTTCGCCCTAAGGCAAAACCGTGCAGACCTGTGACCGTCTACATTAAGGTAATCTGGACATGCCCGGATACATTTGCACATAGGCACCGGAATTTTTTACCACTTTTCCTGAAAAACCAAGGGGCCTGGTCCAGGGACCGTCGAATTGAGCAGAGGGGTGGCCGACACCGAGGTGCCGTAGTAGAGCTCCAAGTATTCTCGCACGTGGCCCTCTGATTCAGTCTCGAACGACGACACTTTTAGCGTTCCGCGAGAATGTCATATCGTTCAAAATTCCTTACGTTCAATAGCTACTATGAACAAAAGCGGTAGAAATACTTGAACGGACTTATTTTCATATAATACAAGAAATTTGATCTCGCGTTTGCTAAAAGTTTCCGCGAATATGTATATATAAAAGTAAGGAATGTTAATTTTTCAATATCCGGCGAGAAAGGAATATATTTTTCAAGTTGAAAAAAACATTAAAATAAAATAAAATAGACATACTCGCGGAAAACTGAAAGTGTAAAAAAAGAGAAATGCAGCAAGAACCATTTAAGCTGTTGGTGCCGTAGTCCATGCTTTCAGTGGCTGTACCCTGCTGATGGTGGATAATTTTTAGTATATTTACAAGCTAGTGTTTTCAGGATAAAATATACGCAAAGGAGTAGTTATGATTGGCGTTAAATGTGATACCAAGGACCATGTGAAGTTGGCTGATTGTGAGCCTTTCCAGGGCAACCTGAAAAAGCGTTCCCAACAGGATTTGGATGAGCTTAAGCAGTCTCTTGTTACCGAGGGCCTTTTAATGCCGTTTGCCATTTGGGAGCACGATGGCAAAAAGCTCCTTCTCGACGGTCATGGTCGTAGGGAAGTTCTTCTGGCTATGAATGACCCAGAAGTTGCGGAATACGAGTGGCCGTGCGTGTATGTGAAGGCGGACACTGAGGACGATGCACGCAAGGCGTTGTTGCAGATTACCAGCCAGTATGGTAAGATTACTAAGGTTGGGTATAGGCAGTTTACGGTGACTATACCGAACTATGTTACCCCTTCGGTAAAACGCTTTGCGGCTGCGCAGGTAAGTAAAAAGGTCAGTGTACCTAAAGCACAGAAAGGACTTAAGGTAATAAAGGTACGTGTACCTGAGGACCGTTATAAGGAAGTTCTTGACGTGTTCAAACAGATCGATTATATAGAGGTGTTGTAATGGAAGAATTGCCGGCCCAGATGGAAGGAGGGCTGAACGCCAACTCATTCACTGAGATCTCTAAACGGATGTTCAATGAGCCGGCGAAGATTTCATTCTTTAATAAGAAGGGACTTGACGTTTCTGAAGAATCGTTGGATTCTATATATGAGAAGGCGAACGCCTGTCACAAGTCCCTTATAGATTTTATACAGGACGATCCGGAATATGCGGTTTTGTATGCGGAGACATCTTATTCTAAATGGACGAACGTCCTCACCCAGGCCGCGCTTGCGGGATCAATAAATACCAGCGATGGTGCTGTGACTATTTCAAGGAACCAGATCAAGGCTTTGGAGTTGCGTATGGCGCAGGCCAAGCGCGAGCTTGATATGGTTACGGATTACGCCATTTCATTTATGGGCGGTGATGGAAAGAAACGTGACCATCTTATCCGCATCCTTTATATGAACGCGGTCATGCGCCGTGATACCAAGGCCATTACGTACCTTATCGACAGGATCGACGGTAGGCCTGGCGAGACGCGTGTTGCGCAGCTTACTTATGACAATGCCTACAATATTTATATGATACTGCATGCGTTGTTTGACAAGCAGCTTAATGTACTGAATGTAGGCAACGGTACCATATTGATCTGTTGTTCACGTCGTGCGGGAAAGACCATGATGTTGGTCGCCGGTGCGATAATAGTATGTATGCGTACCCCGAACACGACCTGTATTTATATCGGTGAGACGATGGAGCTTACCGAGGACCTTATAGACGACGCCATGAACAAGTTGAACCAGCGCTGTCACTTGCAGGACAAGAAAGGAAATGCTTTCAATTGGCGCAAGATGGACAATGGTTCTAAACTGTTGGTGCGTGGCTTGTCTAATACCAAGGACCCGGACCAGATCCGTGGTCGCGGTGCGAAGATCATTGTTATAGACGAGTTCTTCCATCTTAAATCTGACCTTCTTGAGTATATACAGCGTGAAGTCCTTAAGCCCATGCAAATGGACTATGCAGGAGACTACAAGTTCATTTGTGCAGGTACTCCGCCGCCAAACAAAGGTACCTACGGCGAGATGGCGTGGAAGACCTGGGAAGTTCCGCACTTCAAATGGACTTGGAAAGACAATCCCTATCCGAGCAGCCTTGAGGACCGTACGGCGTATGTAGAGAAGGAGATCCAGGATATGGGCCTTTCATGGGATACGCCGTTTGTACGCCGCGAGTACCTTGGTGAATGGGCCTATGACGAGGACCTTGTACTTTACCCGAACTACAAAGTGTGGGATCCGGATCCTGTTTCAGGTACGATGCCGCAGTGGAAGATTTCCCGTGTGTTCTTTGGCGTGGATTATGGTGTGTCAGACAATGACGCGTTGATCGGTATCGCGTGGTCAGACGATGAAGGGAAAGGTTATGAGTTCTTCGAAGCCAAGTTCTCCCGTCTTGATTTGCCCGGCCATGATATAAGCCAGTTGGAATACTTGAAAATGCAGGTTATGGAGGCCTGGCAGGTCGCGTTGAATTATTTTGGCAACTTTACCGTATTGAAAGATAATATGAGCCCTTCGGCCATTGAGTCGATGATCAAAGAGGCCAAAGAGGCGAACAAGAGGATCCTTTGGGACGCCGACGATAATGACCAGCATGTGACGCAGGAGCTTGGTATAAACTGTAGGTTTAAGGATGATCCGGTGTTGAGCAACTTGACCCTGCAGATTGCCAACGCGCACAAGACCGATAAAAAGATAATGTGGGACAAAATAGACGAGCTTATGCGTACCGGTAGGCTGTTGATAATGAAAGGCAGCAAGCTTGAGCAGGAATGCGTAAGCACGATTCTGTTGCGCGGGCCGAATGGCGAGATATTTTCTGAAATTGACGATAAGGTGTACCACCCGGATCTGTTGCCGGCTATGCGATATGCTTTGTGGAATGTAATGGGACTATAGGAGGAATATATGACTTTATTGGATTATTTGGAAGTACATCCTGAGCTTAATGATGTAATAATGGGCTTGCCGGAAGAGATAGCGGCAGGCTTGATGTTCAATCGTAAAGACGACGGTACCGGAAAGTTTGTTATAGATGATACCTCGCCGAAGTCTTATTTTAATGAGCAGTGGATAGACGCGGCCGTTAAGCGTGCTATTAGTTTAGCTAATAATATTTCCTCTGAGAACAAAAGAGAAGCTGATATAGCCCAGCAGATAAAAGATACTGTTGCAGAAAATATGGCGAGTACTGCGAAACTAGACAGCTCTAGTTCTGGTTCAGACGGTATTTTAGCCGGAGGCTTGCCTTTTGCAGCGGGAGGTAACAGACCTGCAGACGAGGCGGCAAAAGAGCTTGCGGAAGTTAAAGCGAAAGTAGCTGCAAGGCCTGGCCATCAAGCAGTTGTTGCAAGTTATGATAATAAACTGGCTGAAGAAGAGAAGAAAAGGCTGGAAGCTATTGAAGCAGCGGCGGCGGCCAGGGAAGAGGACGAAAAGAAAAAGGCATTTTGGGCCAATTATTGGCAAGA